AAATAGAAGAAGAGATATTAGACATACACAAGCAAATGGAGAGTGAAGATGCTTAACAGAGAAGAACACGAAGATGTAATCGCAACCATTGAACATATGGGTGTACCTAAAAGAGCTAAGACTACATTGTTCGGTAACTACAAGCACGACACAGTAGTGCAACTACTTGTTGAAGCAGTAGAGGCATACCGCAAGCAAGAGATTGAGAAGATCAAACGGAATCGGAACAAGTAATGACACAGATAACTGCTACATACATTGACCACATGGGTTCAGACCTTTCAGTAGTCAACGCAGCACGGGTTAGCTTTGGTAAGAAGAGTGAGTGGGTTTACTGTGGTCAGTCAGATGGCAGAGACAAAGGTTTATCTGCTCGTGACAACAAGCTTATCAAGTATCTAGCCAAGCACAAGCACATCAGCCCCTTCGGTCATGCCTTTGCATCCTTCCACATCAAGGCTCCTATCTTTGTAGCACGACAACTTGTGAAGCATAAGTTCCTGCGTTTTAATGAAGTCAGCCGTCGATACGTTGACGACAATATAGAGTTCTATGTACCTGAAGTATGGCGTGGCCGTAGTGCTGACAAGAAGCAGGGTAGTGAGGGTGTTGTTGAACTAGAGGGCATAGACATCAGCATTGTCGATGATTACGCCGATGAGGCTTTAACAGCCTACAACGTCTTGCTTGAGGCAGGTGTAGCACCAGAGATGGCTAGAATGACACTACCACAATCGCTCATGACAGAATTTTACTGGTCAGGTAGTCTTGATGCCTTTGCTGACATGTGCCGCCTTCGGTGCAAGGAAGACACACAGTATGAGAGCCGTGTTGTAGCTGATCAGGTATCTACTATCATGCAAGACCTGTATCCTGTATCATGGGCTGCACTAATGAAAGGAGAAAAGCAATGACTAATCGTAAATTTACACCGCCAACAGAGTTCCCCGCAGAGTATGTCGATGGGTTTGGGTGTAAGGTCACTATCTTGGGGCGTTCTTATTACAACAAAGAGAGACCTCTGGTAGGTTTTGATGACGAGGGCTGCGCCTGTAATTACGCAGAAAACGGGGCTTATTGGCCTGATGATGGGGGTAAATATGACCTTCACGACATCCAAAAGCGCATCACAACGTGGCACAACGTCTACGAGGGTTGGGTCGGGGCTTCAAATAAAGTGAACCGTGGGGCTACAGAAAACCGCCTCTGCGTCTACCGCATTGAACGTAACGAGGATGGTAGCAACCCTGAGATATTCGTGGAGGAAGTTTGATGAAGTTTGACTATAAAAAGTATAAGCCCGCCTTCCTTGGAGTGTATCTGTTTATGTCTTTCCTAATGTGGGCGTATTTTATCGCCTCTGCCTTAGAAGCCCCTGAACAGTATGACCTTGGTGATGCTATCGTTGGGGGGTCGGTACTTTCACTACTATGGCCCCTACTTGTCACGGTAGAACTCATGCGCAGGGTGCTATTCTAAAACAGGAGAGACAGAATGACTGACGGAAACACATACGCAATCAACCAGCACCTCAACGACAGAGAGGACTGGGACGAGCTGCAAGAGGTCACGGCAGCGCTAGAGGATGCAGAGGCACGCATCGAGGAACTGGAAGCAAAGCTGGCGAGGGCAGTCATTGGCCTAAGGAATGTGATCGGAATGCTAGACGACCCAACGGGCGGGGAACATGTTCGAGACATGCGTGCAGCGACAATGATTGCCCGCACCACCCTCACAGAACTGACAGGAGGCAATGATGAATGATGATCTCGTGAGCGGGCATATCGACTGGCTTCGCAGCGACCACGAATATTGCAACCCAATTCTTGCTGACTGCATCGAACAGCTGGAAGCCAAGCTGGCGAAGGCGGTGGAGGCTTTGGAGTGGCAAGCTGACGCAATACACAACAGCATCACAGTGAACATGAAGCACAACCACCGTATCCTACTCGACGGGATATATCACGAAGGTCCATTAGTAGATTGGGTGCATAAAATCTTAACAGGTTTTGAGGCTATCAACCGTACCACCATCGCAGAACTGAAAGGAGAGACAGATGAGTTATGACCAAGACCCCTTGAAGTACCTTACGTTAGACACTGACGAGCTAGGTATCTGGCTAGTTGATGACGGGCCAGATGGACCACTACAGCTAGGTCATATCTCTTGGAAGGTAATTACACAGGGTGTGCAACAAGCACTGCTACAAGAGAGGTTCTTGTTGGCCTTAGCTAAACTGGATGAAGAGGAGGGTTGGTTTGATGCTGAATGAAATAATCAAACACCTAGATGGTAGCGATGCCCTGTACGACTTCGCTGATGCTGTTGTAACAGTACGCCTCAAGATGACACGGGATATGTATCAAGATGAAATACAAAGGTTGAATAGCATGGGTTCGTTATCAAAGGTTCAGCAGGAAGACTTTGATATACTCACGGCTGACGTAGAAGCACTGACCCGTGTGCTTGACTTTTATGGTTACGATGATGAGGAGAACAACGATGACTGATGAAGCACCTATCCACATTGGAGTAGAGAAAGTAACTGAGAACGAAGACGGTAGTGCAACCTACACGTTCCACATGAGTGACGCAGCATCAGAAGAGATGTCTGCGCTTGGCCTCAAGATGGTCTTATTCTGTGGTGTTACACGGACAGACATAGAGGATGTGTTTGAGTGGATACTAGAGCAACGACCAAGAGAGGAATAACCTAATGTTTACTGTAGAGTTTGAACACGATGCTTCCATCATCACATCAATAGATGAAACAGATAGTTTCCATGATGTTGAAATGGTCATTGGTGACGACAGCACAGTCTTTATCAGACAGTTCACGGATGACATGGACGAGTACCAACTAATCTACATGTCTTACCAACAGCTACTTGACTTGTTCTGTTCTATGAAGCAGACAGAAGGGGCTTACTACATTAAACTACAGAACAGGTACAAAGGAGAGCAGAGATGAGTGTATGTGGCGAGATTGAAAACTCAACAGTAGCAATAGAACGACTCAAGCTTAAGCTATCTAACCCTAACTTATCTGAACAGCAGCGTAAGCGATCAGAGTGTGACCTGGCGTATGAAGTCAAACGCTTAGAAGACTTACAGAAGATCACAACTAAACACTACGCATAATCTCTTGAGAGGAGACGCACATGATGGAACTGGCACTTATCCGCACACTGATGGACAAAACGTTCTATGAGAACCACAAGGGCATCCGTTGCCCTGATAAGATATTCACTAAGGATGTACGTAAGATCAAGCAGACACTTGACTACGCTATGGATACGTATGACAAGACGCTTACACCTTCTGAGCTAGAGGCTCTGTTCTACGCTAACAACAACAGCATGACTACTGCTAACAAAGAAGCTTACCGTGATCTATTCCGTAAGATTAGCAGAGAGAATCCGCTTGGTAAGGATATTGCTGATGACGTACTGTCTAAGCTGTTCCAGCAAGTAGTAGGGGAAGAGATTGCTAACCTTGGCTTTGACTATGTGAATGGCACACAGCAGAGCCTTGAGCCGCTACGTAAGCTACTGTCTGACTATCAAGATGACTTCATGCCTAACCTCAAGATTGACTGGGATGACATCAGCATTGAGACACTGCTTGAGGCTAACGACATTCAGTCGCAGTGGAAGTGGAACATCCCATCGCTACGCCGCAAGGTAGAGGGTATCAGTGGAGGTCACCTTGTTGTTGTAGGCGCACGTCCTAACACAGGCAAGACATCCTTCCATGCCAGCACCATCGCTGCACCTGATGGCTTTGCACACCAAGGTGCTAAGTGCATGATCCTGTGTAACGAAGAAAGCTATGAGCGTGTAGGCGCACGATACCTCAGCGCTGCTACCAGCATGAGCATGGATGAAGTTAAAGGTAACATGCCTGTAGCTGCATTGCGTTACGAGCCAGTGAAGAATAACATCTTCATCAAGGATAGCACAGGCAAGGATATGTCATGGGTTGAGGCTATCGTTAAAGCATACGAGCCTGACATTGTTGTGTTGGATATGGGTGACAAGTTCGCTAGCAAGACAAGCGATAAGTCAGACGTGTACCTCAAGGAAGCAGCTATCCACGCACGTAACATTGCCAAGCAATACAAGTGTGCAATCATATGGATGTCTCAGCTTAGTGCTGTAGCTGAAGGTAAGGTAAACGTAGACCAGTCCATGCTTGAGGGCAGTAAGACAGGTAAGGCTGCTGAAGCTGACCTTATGGTACTGATCAGTAAGAATCAGATGGTTGAAGGACAGGATGAAGAAGAGAGCGCCCAGCGCCACTTGAACATTGCTAAGAATAAACTTAAGGGTGGATGGCATGGTGTGGTACACTGTGACCTTGATGGCGCACGTAGCCAATACTTAGCATAAAAG